GCTCCCAGAAGAAAGCCAGCCCCCGGTTGCTCACATCATCGATAAACTGATATTCAAGTCCCATCAGAACCACTTCTTCAGGTTATACGCCGTGCGCTCAAGCCATCCGGCTTCAGGGCCGGGCATAGTGTTCCCGTTACGGTCATAGTACGTGGGGTTTGTGCCGGGCGGAACCGTCGCTCCCGTGTAAGGCATATACAGCGTCCTGTTCAGGTGCAGGCCGTACTCAGGACGAAGACCGGATCGCTCCATGGCGGCCTTATCTTCCGGGGTCATCTGTGCGGCACCTTCAGCGGCCTGCTGTGCCGTACCCTGCCGCTGATACTTTGGATCAGGGACGCTTACGCTCATATATGCCGGCTCCCCCTGCCCCATGAAATAGAGGAGGCCGCCGAGGCCGGCAAGGTCAACGGGTGGGTCATTTGGGACGGATACGGCCGGAGCCTGTACGCGGGGAATAGCGCCACCAGCTCCAGCGGCCGCGGTAGTCTTGCCGGCTGGCGTCTTGTAGAGGCCGCCATACTGCGGCGTGTTGTTTCTGGAAAAAACGGAACCTGCCATTAGAACAGACCTCCAAGAAGACCGTTAAGGGCGCCCATGCCGGCGCCTACAGCGGCGCCCG